CCATGCGCTGAGGGTAGCCGAGGGACACCTGGAGGAGAAGATCGAGGCGGCTGACGGCAGGTTATGGGAAGGGGTCAGGCGGTACAACGGAAAGGGGAGGAAGGCATGTCGGTACCGGGAGCGGGTGAGGCGGTTGGTGGGGGAGATTTGATGCTGGTGGTATTGAGCCTGGTAATATGCATCCTGATCTTCGCAGCCGGTTATTTCGTCGGGCGGCGAGAGGAGCGGGAAGGGACAGAGAAGATGGAACTGGCCCGACGGCTGGGGGAGATTGCTCACCTATGAAACTGATCTTCTGTCCCCATTGCAACGGCTTCAGTGGCGGCACGGTCGTTGTTGACCCCAAGTGCACGCGGGGCATGTTCAAGCAGGTGAAACGGCTCTACAGGGCTGGGCTGTACCGACCGCGCACCAGGAAGGCGCAACTGGAGGGGCTTCATGGGTAGCCAGTTCACGCCGCAGGAAGTGGATGTTGCGCTTCGCATGTCGCAGATTGTGGAAAGCGCCAAGCAGAACTACGCCAGGGCCTTCCTGGAGCAGACGGGCCTCACACCGGATCAGGTTGTGATGTGCTACGGCGAGCGGATGGTAGAGGGCAAGCGGCTGTTCCAGGTCTGGTTCGTGCCGAAGGAGGAAAACCTGGAGCTGCAGGCGTTGCGGGAATTCTTCAAGACGCTCGACAAGGGCTACTGGCATGACCTGCACGGATTGCGCAACAAGATGGCGGCGCTGTGTGAGCGGTATCCTCACCTGAGACCTGACGATTCCAGACTCCCCTTGGAGGACCCGACATGAGAAACCGTTGTCCCGCCTGCGGCAAGCTGGTGCCGAGGGGCCATGGCTACAGGTCGGATCAGATCTACTGCAACCGGTCCTGCTGGCAGGCCAAGCCGCCGAAGCTGGTAGCCGTGGAGCGGGAATTCAACGAGCCCTTCGACGACGTTATCCGGGGATTCGCCGCCATGGGCTACAGCAAGCGGGCCGTGGCCAAGATCCTTGACTTCAACCTGTCGTATTTCCGTGCCGTGCTGACCCGCCGGGAGCTGCACGGCTGTTTCCTCCCTCAGGCACAGCAGCGGCCGGAATGCAAAGGGGGAGGGAAAGGGGCACCTTCGGGACGGCCCAATACCTGGACGCAGCGGAAGTATTCCGACGAGCACCTATTGCGGCAGGTAAAAGAGGCCAGCACCATGAGGGATTTTCGGGACCGGCTGCGGATCGACCCGAAGACGGTGCGGATCCGTTTCGGCAGCTGGCGGCGGGCGCGACGGCTGGCGGGGGTGGCGGCGTGAATCTGACGGAGTTCCAGGAAACCTACAAGAGGCACGAACAAGCCACAGCAGACCTTCTCAAAGTGTTGCGCGACTGGTCGCAGATCGAGGAGTTGAAGCCGTTTTGTAACGAAAAACACGAAGCACGCATGGGCTGGGTGCTGATACACCATCACAAGGCTCATGGCGTTACGATGGAGCACATTGAAAAGGCGGGAGGGATACCGCTTTATCAGATCGTTGAGCATGCGCGACACGCAGTCAGAGTGTTTGTCATCAGCGAGCAGTTCGATTTCGTGCCGCAAGGCTGTATCATCCCTCACTACGATCTGGTGGTCATGGAAGATGCGGAAACTCATGAAGTGAACTCAGTTACGTTCCAGAAAAGCCAGGTGACGGACCTGCTCCCGGCGGGGTGGGTATGAAGCAAATCTTCTGCGCCAACTGCGGCACGCTGGTAATTGAAGCGGCAACCGGCTCCAGGATACGGAAGGGAACGGTCTGCTATTGCGGGAAGTGCTCGCCGCTGAAGATGAAGACGGTCAGCAGCGAGCCGCCGGATTTTCTGAAGGATTTGTTTGGAGTCAGGAAGTAGAAACTTCACAGGGGGGAATACCATGTTGCACCTGAAGAACGGAGATCGAGTCAACCCGAATCACGTGGTCGCCATCCAGTTAATACCTGATCCGCCGCAGGTTATGGTGAGCACTGTCTGTACTGTGCATATGTGCGACTTCGAGACGCTGGAACATGCGGAAATCTGGCGGGACATGCTCACGGAAATTATGGAGGATCACCTGTATCCGCATTCCCGGAAGGACGAAAGCAACCCGCTTCCGAACGAGATCAACGGCATCTTTTTCGTAGCCGACGAGGGACTGGATAGGGTCCGGGTCTTCAAGACAGACAACGGGATGGTAGATGGAAGGGTACTCCGCGAGGAGTGGATGACCCATGAATGCTATCAGGCTATACGTGGCATTTCCTTGGATGGCGATTGGTTCAAGGTCGAAGCGTAAAACAACCAACGAAAGGAGCAGAAACTATGAAAATGAGAGCTAAACTAAGAGTTGCGTCAACCCAGATACACGAAGCCGGCGGCCCGGACAACGGCCCCTGGGAGGATTTGGCCTTCTGTGCCGTGGCGAAGAATGACGTCCCGTATCCGCCGGACGGCAGCGACGAGAACAACACGTTTGCCAAGTGGACGCCTTCGGCGGATCTGCGGATGACGATCACGAATCCGGCGCTGGTCGGCAAGTTCACCGTAGGCCAGGAGTTTTATGCGGACTTCACGCCGGTACCGGTGAGCGGGTCGGGGGCGACCGAGTAAACGGGAAAAGGATAGGGTAATCGAAGAGGAGGAACCGGCGGCATGTGGCGAATCATGTGCCGCCGGTTTTGTATAAGGGAACATGAAACCTTATTTCCAAGACGATCACGTAACCTTGTATTGCGGGGATATGAGGGATGTAATCCCAGCCATTGGTCTGACAGCCGATGCAATCATTACCGACCCGCCGTATGGAGAGACGAGTTTGGAATGGGATCGCTGGCCTGACGGATGGCCGAAGGTCGCTGCAGATGTGGCACCCCAGATGTGGTGCTTTGGGTCGCTACGCATGTTCATGGAGAAAGCACACGATCTGCAAGGTTGGAGGCTGGCGCAAGATATCATCTGGCAGAAGCACAACGGCAGTAATCCCTCAAACGACCGCTTCCGTAGGGTCCATGAATGCGCAGCACATTTTTACAGGGATAACGTTGCATGGTCGGACCTGTACAAGTCACCCATATATACCAATGACGCTACAGCCCGCACTGTCCGCCGGAAAAAGCGTCCTCCCCAGTGGGGCAATATCGGGGAGGCTGTTTACCGTTCTGAAGACGGCGGCCCGCGACTCGAGGAGTCGGTCATCTATGCACGGTCTTGCCACGGATACGCAATTCATCCGACACAGAAACCGGAAGCTATCGTCAGACCTCTGCTGCAATATTCCGTGCCGCCCGGTGGCGTTGTGGCTGACTTCTTCGCCGGAAGTGGTACTGTGCCGGTGGTGGCTCGTGAGTTGGGGAGACGTGCAATCTGTATCGAAGGAAAAGAGGAGTTTTGCGCCAAGATTGTCGCCCGTCTTTCGCAGGGTGTATTGCCAATGCCGATACCTTGAAGGAGAAAGCCATCAAGACGAGTCCTTCTTTTCGCCTAAAGTGTTTGATACACCACACAATATTATATAAAATTTCCCCATGCACACCATTGACGAACGCCTCAGACTCGGAAACCTCTCCGACCTTATCGGCGGGCCTACCGTCCAGACCCCTGCCGGGCTCGTCGTCTCCTCCCGCGATGTAGATGCCCTGATAAAATCCGAAGCCAGAAGACTCGCCGCGCAGGAAGATGCCAAGAAGCAGCCGCTTCTCTTCTCCCGGCACGCCATGTTCGCCAACATGCAGATGTACGGCGCACGCGATAAGCCGAGGGAGACGCCCGGTTTCTTCGAGCTGCGGGAAGCGGCCAAGAAGTCGTTCATTGATGCCATCCTTATCCAGGCACGCCGCGACCAGGCGAAAATGGTATGGCAGCGGGCCGTGGAGGGGAAGCAGGTAGGCTTCCGGGTGGTGCACGAACGGCACGACGATCCCACCTTCAAGCCGACCGACAACATAGAACGCCGCTGCCGGGAGATGGAGGAGCTGCTTGCCGACCCGACCCCCCGGAAGTACCGGCATCTCTATCCCCACGGCAACCGGGTCCACGACGGGCTGAAGGATCTCGTCACCCGCCTGGTCTACGCGGAGCTGGTCATTGACCGGAAGGTACTCTATCGCTACAAGCGGCGGGACGGCAAGGGCTATGCCGCCTTCCACTGGCTGCCGGGCGATACCATCAAGCCGGTGCATGAAGGGATCAAGGCATGGACCGCCAAGAACCCCGACCCGCTTACCGGCAAGCGCGACATCACCGCCAAGACCCTCGACCGCATGTCTGCCGCAACCGGTTTCGATATCTGGAATTCAGATTACGTCCAGATCGACCGTACCGGGACGCTGATCGCTGCCTTCACCGATGACGAGATCTCGCTGCATATCGCCAACCCCTCCGACGAGATGGACCGGCAGGGCTACGGGGTTTCGCGCCTTGAGCTTTCCCTGGATGTGACCACGACCGTGCTCTACGCCTGGAACTACAACAAGGAGATGTTCAAGACCAATTACCCGGAACAGCTCCTGGCCATTACCGGCAGTTTTGACAAGGCCGGCCTGGAGGCGTGGAAGCAGCAGATTCTGGGAGAGGCTGGCGGTCCGGGCAACAACTGGCGACTGCCGGTGGTGACCTCCGAGGACGGCGGCCAGTTCGGCGACAAGTTTGACATCAAAACCTTTAAGCTGCGGGAAGCGCCGAAGGACATGCTGTTCGACCAGCTGTTCCGGATGCTGGTGGCCGTGAAGGCCGCGGCGTATGGCGCCCATCCCTCGATCGTCAACTTCACCGTCGAATCCGGCGGCTCCAATGCGCTGTTCGGCCACAACCCGGTCGACGAGATCGAGTTCTCCAAGGAGCACGGCTTCCTTCCGGGGCTGATGGATCTCTGCTCCTGGCTGACCGACGCCGTGGTGAAGCCGACCTATGACGACCTGAAGGTGATCATCGTCGGGCTCGACGAGGCCAGCGACAAGGAAAAGCTGGATATGGACATCCAGCGGGTCAAGGCTTACATCACCAAGAACAACCAGCGGGTCAAGGACAACCTGGAGCCGATAGGCTTCTGGGTAGGTACGAAGGAAGAGTACGACGCGCTGTCCGACGAGGACCGGCAGAAGTACGATGACAACCCCTGGAACTACCCGGCGGATGCCCCCATGGCGACGTACATCACCGCCCTTGGCCAGGCGAAGATGCAGGCCCAGCAGCTGGAGCAGATGCAGCAGCAACCCGAGGACGGCATGGATGGGCAGGATGGCGGACAACCGGAAGACGGCCAGGACTTCGGCGGGGGTGAGGACGACAACCCGTGGGGAGCCGATAGCTACGGAGCGCCGGATCCGATGCAGAAGGCCATTGAGGAGCCGGAACGGGAAGTCAAGTATTTGCGGATCACTATTGAGTAGCATCGCCCATGGGCGGAAATCATACAGGAGGTAACGATATGTGTAACAAGGCAGTTTTTGCAACGAAGCTGGGAGAACCTGGAATCGGGTCATTGGAGAGGAAACCAGTGACCGGCGCGGACGAGGTTGCAAACCGGCTACACGATCTGGTGTGCCGCTTTGAAAACATCGTAGACGGCGCCGGAGTAAAACTCCAACCCATCCTGCATGGGTGCCAGCCCGAGACGGGAGTCTTGAAAGGAGAAGTCCCGTCCATTCCGCCTTTCTACAGGGCGCTCCACGAGAAACTCGACCGGTTCGAGACAGGTATTGACATCCTGGACAACATCATCGCCCGCGTCGATATGTATCCATGGACGAACAGCACCTCAACACGGAGCACGCCCTTTACTGCCTGAATTGCCAGGCAGCCGGGAAGCGTCTCTGTGAAGGGTGCGGTGAATGCCGTAAGACCTGCCGGGTGCTGCACGATGCCACCAACAGCGGGCCGTTCGAGGAGCCTACCTGATTTGGACCTTTCCGTTGAACATAACCTGAGCGCCGCCGAGATGTTCCAGGCCGTGATCGCCCTCACCAAGGGCCACGGCCTGGAATACGAGGTGCACGACTGCCTGGCCAAGGCCATCGAGGACGGGCCGGTCATCCCCCGCGACCCGGTGGTGCGGGAAATCGTTGACCGCTGGATGGAGGAATACCGGGCCGCCATCTCGTGGATACGCGACTACGTGGATCGCTACTTGGCAGCGGGTGAACAGAAAGGCTTCTTCAAGGCGCAGCCTGCCGTCAAGTATCCCGACGGCCCCCTGGCCCGGGAGCAGATCCGCGAGATCCAGCAGGCCATCCGGGAGCGGTTCAGCTATCTCGCCTCTTCCTTCGATAGCAACTTCACCCCCGACGCGGCCCTGCTCAAGAAATGGAAGAAACTGGGGATTATCGCACCCGACGTGAAGGCGTCCGATTTCGTCTCCAACGTTGCCGGCCACCTGGTCCGGAACGCCTTCGTCTACGGCAGACTTCAGGCCGCCATCGAAAAGGGGGCCGTTACCTACGCCGACGTGCTGCACCATGCCCTGCATTCTCCCCTGACACGGCCGGATCACCTGGCGGTCAAGGTTGCCGAGCAGCAGGCAGCGGCCTACATCACCAAGTTCGGCGAGGACCTGGCGACCGGGGCGACACAGCTTATCGCCGCAAGGAACCGGAAGATCGTCCACGACATGGTGGTGGACTACCACAAGCAGGAACTCCAGGCGGTAAAGCTGAACGCGACAGCCGGGGACCGGATCGTCACCGACTGGCGCCAGCTGGCGAGCGAGCTCTACCACACCATGGAAGACAAGGCCCGCGACTGGCAGCGGATCGCCTACTACGAATCCTACGATGCAAAACAGCAGGGGCAGGGACTTGCCATCATGGCAGAGAAGGGGCCGGATGCCCTGGTCTACAAGCAGCCGATGCCGACCGCCTGCCCGCAGTGCAAGCACCTGTACCTGCACGAGACCGGCCTGCCGCGTCTGTTCAGGGTCCGGGACATGCTGGCGTTCGGCAACAACATCGGCCGCAAGCCGATGCCGGTCAAGGGCGGCGTGGTATCAAATGATACCAGGCCGAACGGAGCCGACACCCTGAAGCCGGTCATGGGTCTGGTCCATCCCTGGTGCCAGTGCGTTTTGTATCGCTTCACCGGCTGGGAGCCGTGGGCCGACATGGTGCCGAAGCCGTGACGAAAAGGGGAGGGTATGGGAGCTGCCGTCGTCGTGTGCCTGATCTTCCTGACCTGGTGGCTTGTCTTCCGCCGTCCTCGCTGAACATACCACAACCCATTGGAGCGTAACCCATGAAACTCCGCGACCTGATAAAAGCCGTAGCCGCCAACCTGGTACCGCAGATAAAGACCGTCAACCGCAAGGGGAAGATCTTCAACCAGACCTACCACGTCAAACTGGGGGAAGAGGTCAAGTACAAGCGGCCGGACGTTGACAAGAACTGGCGGACCGGGACGGTCGTGGGTACCAGCACGGGGCACATCCACGTCGAGGGGAAACGGGAAGCGGGCTCGTTCAAGCCGAAGGTCCACAAGATCCCAGTGGAGCATGTCCAGCCGGTCGAGATGTACAAGTACCATCCGGTCAAGCCGAAGGATAAGAAATACACTGCCGAGGGCGACCGCAACAAGGCGACCCGCAACACCACGTCTGCGGAACTCCGCAAGCGCGGGGCCATCGTGGAAAAACGGCTGGGGATCAAGGAAGCGCAGATCCTGCAGCACCCCTCCTTTATCGGCCCGGCCATCAAGATCGTGGCGGGACTCGCCAAGGAGAACGGCATCAGCACGGCCATGACCGGCAAGCCGTCGGCCTCCCTCTGGCACCAGGCGGCAGATGCCGATTACCAGGACATGCTGTTTCACTACTCCATGGGGGCGTTGAAGGCCTGGCGCCGGGAACTCTCCAAGCCGCTCGACAAGCAGGTGAAAACCAACGTCAAGGAATTCCAGGCGGTTCTGGAGAACGAGCGGAAGTCGTCCTATACCCACTACGTCATGGAAAAGGAAGGGAAGGCCGCAGCCATCCAGTTCCTGAAGGAACGGCGCAAGGATCGGGACGCGATCCACGATCAGGACATTCACGACATGGTGGAAGACCCGGCCGCCCGGGCGCTCCTGGACAAGAACTCCAGCCAGCCGATGCAGCTCAAGTACACCCTGGCGGTGAACAAGGAGACCTTCCGGGACGACATGAAGAAGATCCTGGCAGGCATGCAGCCGGTGGAGCGGGAGGCGGTGAAGCTGAAATTCGGCTTCGGGGCGCAGGCTGCCGAGATGCTGAACAATGAGGAAGTCGCCGACCGTCTGAATGCAGCCGGCCACCGGGACGGCAAGAACAAGTGGACCCGGAACAGCGTCGGCACCCTCATGGCCGGGGTGATCGACAAGATTCGCAACTCGCCGATGAAGGATGCCCTGAGTTTCCACTACGACGCTCTGCTGGGACGCGACGTGTGGAAGTCGATCCCGGACCTGTTCGAGCACATGCTGATGAAGTCGGAAGTCGAGAACATGCCGCAACCTACGAAGACGATCTGCGTGGACTTCGACGGGGTGATCGCGGACTACTCTAAGGGCTTCCAGGGGGAGAACGTTTTCGGTCTGCCGTTGCCGGGGGCGTCCGACGGCATGAAGCAGCTGAAGAAAGACGGTTGGCGGGTCATTATCTTTACCTGCCGACCGGCAACACCGCAGCTGGCGGCCTACCTGGCGACGCACCAGATACCGTATGACGGGATCAATGTCGCTGGCGACGGGAGTCCGAAGCCAGCTGCCGATCTCTACCTCGATGATCGCGGGCTGCGGTTCTACAACTGGACTCAGGCGCTGGAAGAGATCGGCCCCCGGGTGCTGGAAAAATCAGAGACCGGCTACGTGTTCCGCCTGGCCGCCCTTGTCACCCGCTTCCCCAGGGAACTCCACCCCGAAGGACTATTCAAGGCCGGCGACCACGAGTATGAGATCCGGCACGAAGGCGACGAGGCGGTGCTGGTCAAGGGGAGCTTCGACGACCTGCTACAGGTGGTAAACGAGGAGCGGCTACGGAAGTCGGCAATCGAGGAGTTGGAAGCATACCTGAGCGGAGAGGCGCGATGATCCATAGGCTGCAAAGCGGCATCCTGGTTGTCCGGAACGAGTACGGTACCTGCCTGGTGCTGGATGATTCGCTGCGAAAATCCTTTTCGTCCGACCTTCAGGAAAAACACCCTGGAGGAAGATGGATTACCGTGACAGACGAGTCGAGTCCCCTGCATGGCCGGCACATCTACATCCTTCCGCATAAAGACGGGACCGCCTCCGTGCTGGTAGGCGGCGGCCCGGCGCTGCGGCATAAAACCCTGTCGCTGAAACGCGACAAGGGGGAAGATGTAGCGGATCGCCCAGGCGGCGAAACCGCTACGGGGTCGTCTGAGAAAGAGGCGACACCAGCCAAGGAGGAGAAGAAAAAGCCGGAACTCTCCGAGGACCAGAAGAAACAGGCTGAGTCTCACATCAACGAGTTGTCACAACAGATCAAGGACAAGAAGAGCGCCCTGTACGGCTTCATCCAGGAAAAGACAGGGGTCTCCCGCGAGCTGACACCGGAAGAGAAGACCCGTATCGAGAAGCGGACCCAGGCCATTGCCGACCCGGTACAGCGTGCCGTCGAGGAGCGGATCGAGACGAAACGGATCCTGAACGAGAAGGATCAGGCAATCCAGAGCATCGTCAAGCAGGCAAAGGCCGCCCTGCTCGAAGAGGAGCCAGCCGCACAGGGAAGCAAAGGAATCGCCACCGTGGTCAAGGAGCACGCCGAGGAGCTGGTCGGCATGCACATGGCGGTTCGAGCCCTGGAGAAGGAGCGGGCTGATATCCGGAAGCTGGTAAGGGTCGGCAAGGCATCGGAAAAGTTCC